AATTATATAGCAATTATGTATCATAGTGATACAAAAGTCTGTAACCACCGTTACTGAATATAAGACAAATGTTAAGGATTACAGATAATCCTTACGGGAGTGATGCTCTGGAACTATTTTTCCAAGTCTGATAACCAGGAGTCCGTCTTCAAATGTGACTTCCCTGATTTCTGTGTCGTCGGATAAAGTCCATACTCGTTTAAAACTTCTTTGAGCCAAACCCTTGTGGACAAACGTCCTGTCGGTCTCAGTATCTTCCTTTTGTCCTTCGACAAAAAGTTTTCCATACTCCGTGAAGACATAAACCTCCTTCTTTTTAAATCCTGCAAGAGCAATCTCTAAACGAGATTCTACATTATTTACCTGTACAAGATTATATGGTGGATAATTTGATGTAGTTTCGTGAAGTGCAAATAGACGATCAAAATATTCGTCCATTCCAATACTATACTTATTGATCTTATCCATCAAGGCAGGAAGATCCGCAGCAGAATACCTCTGAATGTTCATTATGGTAGCTCCTTTAAAAGCGAGTTTGTGTTGTGTGGACCCTTACGGCATCCACTACTAATTATACAAGAAAACAAAAAAAGAGGGGTGTGGTTACCCCTCCATTTGTAGCGTATATTCCGTATGTAGCGTGTCGCGCACGAAAGAGCGACGTACTATTTAGTTACCAAAATGGATTTATGTCGTAATTGAAATATTCAAAGTCTTTTTGGAAGTTTTTCTGTACCCAATTAATCATTTTGGGAGTATATACTTCAGAATAATTTCTATTATAATTCAGATAATTAATTTTAAATGTATGAATATTTGTTATATTAAAATCTTTCTCAATCTTATCTAAATCAGTTTCCATCTTATAGATTCTATCTACATGAATCTTCCCAGTTTTATCAATCAAATAGTCTACTTGATTTGTTTTATTTGTAAAAACTTTATGAGGTAATTGATTCAGAAGCAAATTGATATATTTTGACTCAACAAATTTTTCAAATGAAACATTTGTGAATGGTAATTTAAAAAAGTCAACAATTCTATTCATCTCATGATACCACGATAAAAATCTGGTATATGGATTTCTAACGATTGTAAAAATCTTTTGATCTGTTACTACTCCAACATCTTCCCAAAAATAAAGAGGTGCATGTTTTACAATATTGCACCCCTTAATTTGATTTATGAATGGTAGGAGAATTTGTAAATTTGCACTTGACCAAAATTCATCCCAATATTCATTTCCTCCATACTTGACACATCTTTCATTAGGAAAGATGTGCATCAAGTTTGTTCCAGATGTTTTGGGAATATGAATGAAACACCACTCGTCATCAATGACAATCACTCGGTTTCTACTGCTTTACCCTTCTTACCGATATTGTACTTTTGTTCCAACACCCAATCATTCTTATCCTTGTACGCAAGAACTTTGATTTGATTCAGAGGTGCGATATCAAGTACAGAGTCTTCTTTGATTATCGTAATAAGACCCCAATCAGCAAGTAAGCGAGCGATGCGATTACGACGCTGAACATCATTGATCGTAAGATTGGCATGTTTACCATCCAGTGCAAACAGTTCTTTGAAGTGGACGATATAATATCTACCTTGCTTATGCAGAATATGGCAAGATTGATAGAGTTTCTTTTCCTTGCGTGATGCAACTCCGATGCGGGTTAAAGTCTCACGAACTTTCAAAAAATCATCTGGTTCGTTAAGAACCACTTCTACCATTTGGTCTTGAGACCACTCTACGGTCGGTTCTATAGTCATTTCGATCCTCCAATATCAAGTCGTTGTTTAATAAAGTTAATTTGTTCTTGTGTAAGAATTTTCAGAGCTTGAGATGCTTTTTCATTACTATATCCATAATATTGTTTGACACATTCTAAGTCTGTGACCTTTTCTTTGCGGAGCCAGGGAGAGAATCTCTTCTTTTTCCTCAAAGTATTTAGGAAAAACAAATATTGCATATCTTTATCCAGGAAATGATACTTGTTCATTTCATTAGCAAACATTACACAATCCAAATGTCCTGATAAACAACGGTTAATAATGTATGGGGGATAAGACTTAATATCTTCTGATAGGTCTTCCTTTGTAAAATTAACTGAATTCAACCAATCTTTTAATTCCATTATCTAATGATCTCCAAATCTACACCAGGTTTCCAAATCTCAAGTTGAGTCCTAACTCTTCCTTCAGAGTTTAGTTTCTCATATCTTTTAGATGCTTTCTTTTTCCACCAAAGGATTGCTTCTTCTGAAGTGTGGCGAAAATCTCCAAGATAATATCTTTTCTTTTCTGTAAGAGATTTTGCATGTAAGATACAATCATTGAACTCATTGAGTTTATCTTCGTCTACTAGTGACTTGCGAATAATAGCAATCATTTTCTGCTGAATTTTAAGTTTCTTGGATGACTTATCAGCAGGAACCAGACGTTCGCCACCATTACGCTCATTAAACCACCAGAAGAAGTCACGAAACTCATCATCATGGAAGAGTGGTAAGAAGTTGCTCTCTGTGTCTCCTATGTGCCTCAAGAATGGTTTTAGACCATCATACATGGAAACACCTTTGGTAGTTCCATAAAGCGATGTGGTCTCAAAGTATTTGAGGTCTGTTCCGTATTTGTCATCAAACTGCTGTTTCAGTTCTTTAGACGATGCTAGAAGGGCCAGTAACTTTCCCCCCAAGTAATTGAATCCAAAAGGTTGAGTAGGAACAATATTGAAACCCATAACAAAATGAGCATTAATATCAGAGAGAGGAAGGACTTCACCGAAATAATCGTTACGAGGTTTACTATTGATCGTTGGTGATCCAAATCGAACAACACCAACAACTTTGTTTGTATTTGTTTCTACTACAATCCATTTGTGAGTTCTACCAGGAATTGCTTCTTCAATTGCATTTGATGCAGTCAGATTTAGAGTTTCCGAATATAACCACTGATTATATCTTGAAGTAGTTTTTGGATTAGTGTCTACAATATGAATATCAAAGTTCATATCATTTGGATGAACACCAAACGAATCAAAGAACTCCGTGTCTGCACCAAACAGTGATCCTGTTCTACCTTGAATACGATCTTTCTTTACGAAACGAAGGTAGTCGTCAATACGATTGAATTGAGTATAGTAATTGATAAACTTATCAGCAGCCCAGATAGCATCATTCTCATTTAACTTCATATTCTAAAAGTGCCGCAAAACCTTCAGTCAATCTTAACACAGATCCAGCCATAATACGATACCCTGTACCAACATAGATCTGTCCAAGTAATACAAACAGAGTCATGGCACCCCAGAAATAGTAATACATTCTGGACTTTAGTTGTCTAGACTTTTTCATTTGAATTCGCACTCCACCATTAGTTCTGTTAGGCAAGCAAGCATATTTATTTCTTGATCTGCTACGAATGCCGACTGATACTGATACTTAGCAAGCACAAGCACAGCAGCAGGAATGCTATTGTTTTCAAGGGATGAATAAAGAGCATCGTAAATACGACGCAGCAATACAGTAGTATCATTATCCAAGTTAGATACCACCCACTTCCGAACTTCGGGGAAGTTCTTTTCTTTAAGGTTTTTAAGAAGGTCATTTACAGCAACATCAGAAAACGTAGCAAGAATACCAGAGTCAATTTTACCCCCTACTGAATATCTTTGACATTCGTTGAGGACTCGTCGCCAGTCTGGGAAGTGTTTGTTGATAAGCTCCGCAAGTACTCTTTGATCGAATCCGACGCTCTCCGCATCCAGGATGTCCTGTAGACGCTTGAAGAAGGATCCTGCCAGTGCGGCTTTCTCTTTCCCCTTGATCGAGAAGTCAATGACGGCACAACGGGAGTGGAGGGGTTCGATGATTTTGTTTTTGTAGTTGCAGGTGAAGATGAATCTGCAATTACGATTAAATTCCTCAATAGATGCCCGTAGGAGGAGTTGTACATCGTTGGTTGTATTATCTGCCTCATCAATGATGATGACTTTGTGTTTAGCAGTTGACGAAAGTGAGACGGTCGAAGCGAAGTTCTTCGCATTGTTTCGGACAGTATCGAGGAATCTACCCTCGTCGGATCCATTAATGACATAAAAGTCTACCCCCAGTTCATTGCATAGTGCTTTTGCTACGGTAGTTTTACCACACCCAGCAGGACCTGCAAGGAGTAGGTTTGGAACTTCCCCTCTATCTAGGAAGTCTTTGAATGTTTTTTTAGTTGCATCGGGGAGGATGCAATCATCAATAGTTTTGGGTCGATACTTTTCAACCCAGAGAAAATCATCACGCATAATCATTCCAAAGGACGAACAAATTGATTGGATACCATATCAGTAGCACCCATCATATCATACATATAGTTTACACCAGATTGTGGATTTGTGTGATCTCCACATGTGAAGACATCACACACTGCCATTCCATTCTCTGGCCAAGTGTGAATACTGATATGAGACTCGGCAAGGAGTGCGATAGCAGTTACACCTTGTGGATCAAACTTATGAGAAGAAACATCCAACAAAGTACTTTCACACAAATGAGCAGCATGAACTAGAACATTGCGAATATGAGATTCGTCATCTAGCAAAGTTTCACTACACCCCTTGAGGGTGAACAGAATGTGTCTCATTTATCATAACCAATCGGGTTTACGTTCGGGCATACGGAGATAGTTGTCCGCTACCCAAGGTTTAGAAGCAATGTACATTTTATAGGCAGTAAATGTATCAATGCTAGTGTCATATTTAAATTCATCTGGCATAGCACGGGCAAACTGATCTGCCATGCTGTAGCAAGTAATTGCTTTTTTACTGTTGCGATGAAAGAGTTGTTTTGCCTCAAACAAAGTCTTTGCACAGGAATGAACCTTGCCGTATCGCTTTTGATATTCTGATGCAAGAGCACATCCATGTTGAATCAACCAGGCAGTATTGAAATGATTTTTTGCTGCCCAGATGGTTGATGGATGATTGCGAAATGCACCTTTCTTTGTGTTATAAGGTTCTCCATTTGCTTTATGAATCTCACCCCAGTTGTAATACCATTTAGAGAAAATGATAGACAACATTTGGCAACATTCCAGTGGCATCTTCACCACATGTTTATCTGGCAAGGATTTTGCAGAAACATATGGAGAAGAGTGCGTAGCAAAGATGTTCATCAGTTAAAGGTTGAATCAGGTTCCAGAGCAATATAATACTTCAGATTGTAGTCTTGACTGGTAAAACGTGACAAAAGTTTTTGTGAAACAACAACCTCATAAGTTCCAGGAAGAATCTTGATGTTTTCTACCTTAAAGTTGAAGCAAAACTCATTTTCAGTCTCTCCAACAACAACAGCAAAGTCATTAGAGGTATCGTTTTTCTTATCACGAACCACAAGTTTCACAACTCCTGCTTCACCAATAGCAGAAAGGTCTGGCAGTTGATATACAGCTGCTGCTTTTAGAAGTTTATCCAGTTGTTGGGTACTCAACTCAAAGCAAACATCTTCGGTGGGAAGAGTAATGTCTTTTTCTGGGGGAGTGACAATCACAGAGGGATCTGCAAAGAAATACTTGGAACGCATTTTTCCTTCACGGATAACAACGTGACCATCATTCTCAAAATCCAGCAGAGGACTCTGGTGCAGACCAAGACCATTTAGGAATTGATTCAGATCATAGATACCAAAATCCAAAGGAAGATCTTCGTCAATTTTTGCTTCTGCAAGAATGTTCTTCATTACACTAATGGTGCGAAGAGAACTACCCTTCTTAAAGAGAATGGACTGGTTGATCGAAGAAAAGTTCTTGAGAAGATTAAGAGTTTTTTCAGAGAGTTTCATGTTGCTCATTGGTTGTAAGTTTCACGGACAGCGTT